CTCAAGTTTCTGGCAGGGAAAGAAGACAATGTTCATGTTCTTTATGATGCCTTCAAAACAAAGACTGGCAGACTTTCAGTAAAAAAGGGCTCCTTCCCGATACTTACTATGAACAAGGAATTCCGCAGTGCCATCGAGCCAACGAATGATTGGATTCTCGAACTGGATTATAATGCTGCAGAACTCCGAACACTATTGGCTCTTGCAGGAAAGGAACAGCCAAGCGAGGACATCCATCAATGGAATTCAGAAATTCTTGGCGTATCCAGAGAAGAAGCGAAAAAGTCCGTCATATCTTGGCTCTATGGCTCCAAGACGTCCGATATTGGAAGAAAACTTTCAGAGATTTACAAAAGGGAAGAAGTCCTGAGTAAATATTATGATCCCGAAACACACATTGTAACAACCCCATTTGGCAGAAAGCTCAAAGCAACTGATCATCATGCAATGAATTACCTTGTTCAGAGCACGACAGCAGATCTGGTCTTTGACCGCATGATGGAACTCAAGAAGTTCTTCAAAGGCAAGAAAAGTTTTATTAAATTTTGCCTTCATGATTCAGTGGTTATCGATCTGGCTCATGAAGAAAAGGGCGATGTGAAAGAGATCCGAGAGATCTTTTCCAACACCAAATTGGACAAGTTTGTGTCATCACTGAATGCCGGAGAGAACTTCGGAGATCTAAAACCACTTAACATTTGATATCAGATCGACTATAATGGATCAGTTGGAGAGAGTATGATTAACATTATTGGATTAGGCGAGACAGGCTGCAAACTTGCAACCGAGTTCGAAAAAAGCGGAAACTACGAAGTCTACAAGATTGGCCACGGCCTTTCGAAGACCAAGAGATCTCGGGAGATCAAAAAAGAAAAAGATCCCGAGAAATACGAGGCCAAGTGTCCACCAATGAAGCACTTCTTCAAAGACCTTGAGGGACGCAACATCTTCATCGTCAACGGCGGAGAACAAATCTCATTGACCACACTCAGGATTCTTGAGCATTGTCGCCCATGGGCAACCACAGTCGTATATATTCAGCCAGACGGCACGGCACTAAATGAGACAGATCGAAAGATTGAAAACCTTGTCTTTAATGTACTGCAGGAATTCGCAAGGTCAGGAGCGATCTCAAAGCTCCTGCTCTTCAGCACCAAGAAGGTCGAGGAAGCCATGGGCGAAGTGCCCATTATTGGCTATGACGAGATATTCCATCAATACATATTCTCTTCCCTTAACCTGATCAATTACTTTGAACATCAGAATCCAGTATTATCGGTGGATTCTGAAGGCATTAATTATTCCAGAATTATGTCTATTAGCCTCGTGTCCTTGGACGAACCGGAAGACAAACCCTTCTTCGATCTGCAGGATGTAAAAGAAAAGGTCTACTATTGCGGCATCAACGAGGACGAGCTCAGGAATGATAATAAATTACTTACTAAAATCAAGGAGAGGATCGATTCCTCCCGAGAGGGCAATCAAAGAACTTCATATCGTGTATACGCAACGACTTATGAAGAGCCCCACATATTTTGTGTCAAATCTTCGGCAATGATACAAGGCATCACGGAAGAAACTGCTTGACAGCATTTTCTAACTATGATATATTAATAACAACAAACCAGCACTAGGGGATATTGGCCCTAGTGACTATAACAGGAGATAATAATATGGCAATTGATATGAGCAAAATGAGAGATCGTTTAACAAAGCTTCAGACCAAATCAACAGGCGGCAGTTCTGCTTTCTGGCGACCATCTGACGGCGGCCAAACGATTCGAATTGTAACCACCAAGGACGGAGATCCTTTCAAGGATTTCTTCTTCCACTACAATGTCGGTAGCAACTCTGGCTTTCTATGCCCAAAGAAGAACTTTGGCGAAGAGTGCCCAGTGTGCGACTTTTCCCGCAAACTCTACAAAGAGGGCGATGACGAGAGTGTAAAGATGGCTAAGGAGCTTACAGCTCGCCAGCGATTCTTCTCTCCCGTGCTAGTCCGTGGCGAAGAGAATTTGGGTGTTAAGATCTGGGGCTACGGCAAGATGGCTTATGAGACATTGCTAAATCTTGTCCTTAATCCAGAATACGGTGACATCACTGACATCGAAGCTGGAACTGATCTTGACCTTCATTATGGCAAGGCACCGGGGCAGTCTTTTCCACAGACGAAGTTGACTCCAAAGCGATCAACCTCCAATGTGTGCATTGAGGCTACTCCAGAAGCATGCAAGGAAATCTTGGATGGTGTGCCTGATATTGACTCTCTCTTTGAGAAGAAGTCAACAGAAGAAGTTCAAGGTTTCTTGGATGAGTTCTTGTCCACCGATGACGGTGCCGAGAGCGACTCTTCGGAGACAAAGAAGTTCGCTGCAGCAGCTCCTGCAGGTGCTTCGAGTGTAGATAAGTCATTCAATGACTTGCTCAATGCTTAGATAACTCTAAGCTTCACAACCTTGCGGCGGGGCATCAGCCCCGTCGCCTTTATTACTAGGAGTACCAAGTACATGGCACGAAATTTAAAAAACACAAAAGCAAAACCGGGCAAACTCGGTGTACAAGGTCTAGCGACTGTCCTCAACAAGAAGATGGGGATGACTGTTGCACACACGATGTCGGATCAAAACCCGTCTGAAGTGAAGGACTGGATTCCCACAGGTTGTACTTGGCTCGACGGCATCATTTGCCGAGGAAAGATTGCAGGTATTCCAGTTGGAAGAATTACTGAAATCGCAGGCCTAGAAGCCTCTGGCAAATCTTATATGGCTGCACAAGTAGCAGCAAACGCAACAGACAAAGACTTCGAAGTGGTTTATTTTGACTCCGAAGCAGCAATGGACTTTGAGTTCCTCCGAAAAGCAGGAGTAGATGAAAGTAAATTCCTCAGAGTGACACCCACTTCTGTGGAGAACATGCTCGAAACAATTGAAACTATCTTGTCCCAAGGTGCAGAGAATGTCGTATTCATTTGGGACAGTCTTGCAAACACACCCACAGAGTCAGACAATGCGACTTCTTTTAACCCACAAGATTCGATGGCAATGAAAGCCCGAATTCTCTCTAAGGCGATGCAAAAGTTAACCATCCCCTTAAACGAGACAAACAGCACCTTTCTGGTTCTAAACCAATTGAAAACAAACATCCCACGTCCAGGCGACCATGTGTCTGCGATGATTGACCCTTTCGTCACACCAGGTGGCAAGAGTATGCAGTATGCAGCTTCTTTGAGAATCTACCTCACTGGCCGAAAGTCCAAAGCATCTTACATCATGGATGACAATGGTTTTCGTATTGGCTCCGAAGTTAAGGCTCGCATCAAGAAGTCTCGCTTTGGCTCTGAAGGTCGAGAGTGTTTCTTCAAGATTCTCTGGGGAGACGAAGTAAGAATCCAAAACGATGAAGGCATCTTCGAGGCTATCAAAGGTTCAGACCGAATCAAGAATGCCGGAGCATGGTACACACTAATCCACACCGACGGGAAAGAAGAAAAGTTTCAGTCTAAAATGTGGCTAGATAAAATGAAGGAGGAAAAGTTTAGAGCAAGTGCTATGGACATCTTTGAGAGCGAAGTCGTTCTTAAGTTCGCAGAACGTCAAGGCACTGCTGCTGATTTCTATGACTTAGAATCAGACGACAAAGGGGAGGAATAGATATGAGCTTACAGCATAGAATTACCCCAAAAGACCTCATCGACCAAGGAAAGGTTGAACTGACAGAACAGTTCAACCTCCTTGAACACTGTGCATTGATTGAGGAAATGAAAACATCTGGAGCCTTTGACAAAGCTCTCTCCACAAGGAAAATAGAAAACCTCGCATCTTATTTTAAGACACTTCCAAAAGAAGCTGCTATGAAATTGTGGTATTCCTTGCAGGCTGGAGACATGAAAAACAATATAAATCTACACCCCATTGTCAAGGACAATCTTATTGAGATGCTAACTGACATAGAGGAGCCGAAAGCAGAGGAAGAGATAGAACAGCTTCCATCCTCGGCATTTGAGATTCCCGTCACTTGCGGAGCCACCGCAGAGGTAGGCAACCCTAAACATTTCGCCTCAATGGTGCGATCTTGCGAATCACTACCAACGAGAAAGGAGCCAGGAATGAAAAAACTATTAATAGTAGATGGACTAAACATCTATATGAGAAATTACACAGCAAACCCCAGCATTTCCACGAATGGCGACCCTATTGGTGGCTGCAAAGGCTTCCTAGCCTCTTTGCAGAAGATTGCTCGATTTACAGAGCCAGACAAGATTGTCGTCGTGTGGGACGGCGAAGGTGGAAGTGTCAGAAAACGGAAGCTCGTAAAAGGTTACAAAGGCGGCCGAAAGCCAGTTCGCCTAAATCGCCTTGTCAGAGATCAACTCACGGAAGAGCAGCAAATGGTTAACCGCTCATGGCAATATGAACGAACGGTTGATTACTTAAACTCAATGCCTGTTCACCAGATACGTATCGACGGCTGCGAAGCAGATGATGTGATTTCTTATGTAAACAAGATGCCACAGTTCGAAGACTGGCTCAAAGTAATTGTCTCCACGGACAAAGATTTCTACCAGTGTGTAGAGGAGGACAGCGGTGTTAACAAAACCATCGTTTACCGACCTCGTGAGAAGGGAAAAATCGAGCTCGTTCGACAAAAGGACCTTCTGGACGACTATGGCATTCATCCGATTAATTTTGTCTTAGTCCGAGCCTTAGAGGGAGATAAATCAGACAACCTTCCAGGTGTTCCTGGAGTCGGAATAAAGTCTGCTGCAAAGCGATTCCCCTTTCTTGCCGAAGGCAACGAATACATGCTGCAGGATATTTTCGAGGCATGTGAGAAAAACCTTGGCAAAATTAAAATGTATGATAAGATATTAGAAGAAAAGGATCTCTTACTAACGAACTATAACATGATGCAATTATCTTCACCGAACATCCCAGTCCAATCTCTACCAGTTATTCGTGCTGCAATCAACGAAATGGACATGTCCTTCAACAAGACCGAGGTCGTGACAATGATGATCAAGGACGGCTTTGGAGCAGGAAACTGGGACTTCCTCTACTCTCTCTTGAAGAGATTTTCGGTGGAGGATTAAATTATGGATAAAGAAGTAGCAAGTTTTGCACACTACGGCAAGTCGTTTCAGGAGAAACTAACACGACTTATCACAGAGGACAGACAGTTCTCAGACCAGATCGCGGAAGTCATGGATGTCGGCTTCTTCGAGACAAAGTATCTCCAAATCTTCAATGGTAAGATTTTCTCCTACAAGGAGAAGTAT